TGAAAACTTTATTCCTACCGAATTAGCCCGTCGTGACCCGGACCGGCTTAAGGGCTACAAAGAACTTCTGGATTTCTACTATGGTCAGCACTGGGAAGGCTACGCCCGACGAGGCGAAAAACGCCTCACCTTCAACTACGCCAAGGTAGTTATAGACAAGGTTACTTCATACCTTATGTCAGGTATTAACTTTGCCGTTGATGCTATTGAGGACTCACCAGAGGCTAGAATCAGAGCCCAGAAAGCAGAGAGCGCCTTATACCAGGTACATGCTGACAATAACCTGGAGCAACTCGACTTTGAGACTGAGATTGATTGTGCCATTCTGGGCGATGCCTGTTACAAGGTTATCTGGGACCAGGAAACAAAAGGGGTCAGGATTACTGCCCCTGATATCCAGGGTATCTATGCCTGGTGGATAGGAGATGATACCTCCAGAATATGGAGGGTAGCCTCAAAATATAACCTCACCGCAGAGGAGGTAGAAATCCTGTATAAGGTAAAACCCAAGGGCAAGACGGCCAATGTGGTTGAGTTATGGACAGCCCAGGAATTTGAACTCTGGCTGGATAACGTTCAGGTGGAGAAGAAGCCCAACCCCTATGGCTTTATCCCGTTCATCATATACCCTAACCTGAGAGAGCCAAAGAAAATATGGGGTCTGTCTGATTTACCTCAGATTATGGAGCTGCAAAGGGAATTAAACCGGGCAGTATCCCAGCTATCAAGGATATTAGAGTTATCGGGTAACCCCATTGCCGTCCTGGAGAACGTAGAGGAATCCGAGGATATTGCCGTTAAGCCGGGGGCGGTGTGGAATATACCTGAGGACGCTAAAGCCTATCTGCTTGACCTGTTACAGGGCGGAGGCGTGGGGCTTCATATAGACTATGTCAATTTGCTATACCGAACCCTGCACGATTTAGCCGAGTCACCCCGGGCTGCCTTCGGCACCACCGAGAGGGATTTATCCGGGGTCGCCCTTGAAATTGAACTGCAGCCACTGCTACAGAAGGTGAAGCGAAAAAGGGTTATCCGAACCGCCGTTTATAACCGAAGGAATGCCATGATATTAAAGCTTCTGGAGAAATACCAGAATGAGGACTTCGGTGATAACCATCTGAGGGTAGTCTGGGGTCCGGTATTACCCCAGGATATGACCAGACTGGTCACCAATGAGCAGACACTGGTTCAGAGTGGCATTCACTCCCGACGCCGGGCTATGGATGAGATTGGAGTTAAAGACCCGGAGATGGAGTTTAATAAATGGCTTGAGGAAAGGGAGACCATTCTCAGGATGAATAAAGAGCTTAATGCCAGGTCTACCAAGAGCATGGCGAGAGAGAGGGCTGTAGACTCCCGAGTAGAAGGCGTTGAGGAATAACCTAAGGAGGATGAAAATTGGTCGATGACGAACTAAATCAGACAGAGGAGCAGAATCCACCCAGTGGGGAGGAGACAGCAGAAAGCCAGGTTACCGAGCTTGAAGCACTGATAGCACAAAAGGATGAGGAGTTAGCCCAGGCTAATACCCGCATTAGCGAACTGGAGCAGGCTATGACTTCAGCCATAACCGGTTACAAAGCTATGGTTACCCAGTCCCATCCTGAGGTGCCTGAGGAACTCATCAGTGGGGACACCATTGAGTCCATTAATGAGTCTCTAACCAAGGCTAAAACCCTGATTAACAAGGTGAAGCAGGGGTTGGAGGCTGAAATCACCTCAAGTAAGATTCCCGCCGGAGCACCACCGAGGACACCACCAGACCTGTCAGCCCTGTCCCCACGGGAGAAGATTCAATACGCAATAGGAGGTAACAAATAATGGCATTAACGCTAAATGAGGCAGCCAAGCTGTCAAATAATATGCTCCTTCAAGGAGTGGTAGAAACCATCATCAAGGACTCGCCCATAATGCAGCGGCTTCCCTTCATAGAAATCGTGGGTAACGGTTTAACCTACAATCAGGAGAAGACCCTGCCTGAAATAGACTTCTATGATGTTGGCGATACCTGGGCTGAGTCCACCCCGACCTTTGAACAGAAAACGACCACGCTGAAGATTATGGGTGGTGATGCTGATGTGGATAATTTCCTGAAGGCTACCCGGAGCAATCTCCAGGACCTGGAAGCAGCCGTTATTGAGCTTAAAGCTAAGGCACTCAAGGACAAGTTTGAGGAAACCTTTATCTATGGTGACTCAGCCACCAACTCCAAGCAATATGACGGTCTCAGGAAACTTATCGACACCACAACTGCCAGCGACCAGGTGATAGCCATGGGGGCTACTGGAGCTACCCTCACCCTGTCCAAGCTAGACGAGTTAATTGATGCCGTTAAGGGCGGTAAGCCCAACATATTGCTGATGAGCCGCCGCAGTCGGAGAAAGATTAACGCTCTGGTTAGAGCCAGCGGTTCCGGCACGATGGTAACGGAGAGGGACGAGTTTGGTAACTTTATCGATTTGTGGGACGGCATCCCTATAGGGGTTAGTGACTGGATCCTTGATACCCACACGCTAACTGATAGCGTGGAAACAGGTACTACCGGGGGCACCTGCTCCACCATCTACGCCATCCAGTTCGGAGAGGGAGCGCTCTGTGGTCTAACCAGCCCGGGACACATTCAGATAGAGCCAGTCGGCTCACTGGAGACCAAGGATGCCAGCCGAACTAGGATTAAGTGGTACGTGTCACTGGCTCTATTCTCTTCGGTTAAGGCTGCCGCTTTAATCGGGGTTAAGGACTAAACAACGGTAAAGGAGAACCAAAAACTATGGCTGTAGAAATTTCAGGAATAATTGCCCTAAGTTTTCAGTTAGATAAGGATGCCGCCGCTCTGGGAGAAACTGACGAGGCGATGGCGCCGGTTCAGGGTGCAGGCTCGGTAACCAAATTCACCGCCATTCAGGAAGGAACTATCCGCGGTATTGACCTGGAGATAGAGTCTAAACAAAGTGATGGAGATGATGTTATCGGCTCAGTCTATATTGGTGGCAGCCGGGTGGATGGAACCGAGGTCACCATTGCCGGTGCCGGTAGCTCGGCTGGTGCTGACCATGCCACTTCACGATTTGACAAGGATGTGGCTCCGGTCAGCGAGGGCGATAGCATTGAGGTCAAGGTAAAGTCCACCGATGCCACCAACTGTAAGCCAGCCGGCATCTTAGCCACTGTCTACCTTCAGCTCGGCAAATCCGAAATCTAACAATGTAAGGGGGAAGCCCTAATCAAGAGGGCTTCCCCTTATCAGGGAAAAGAACTACTAAACAGGAGACTAAAATGAGCAAACAAGATATTGCCCAATGGTTGTGCCACTATCGGCTCAGCAAATATCATCAGGACATTAAGCCCTACCGGGGCAGAGAAGACGAGTTTCATCGGCTTTTTAAGCCTTACCAGGTTATTGAGGGTGAGGGTAACTGCCTGCTGAATTCCGGCATTAATGAGATGTGGGACTTAATTACTGGTGATTCCAGCAATCACTTTGACAATACCAATGCCCGGATAGGTGTTGGCGATTCCGATACTGCCGCCGAAGCTTCTCAAACTGACCTGCAAGCAGAGACCAACAAGACCTACAAGGGTATGGAGAGCGGCTATCCCACTTCTACCAGCCAGAAGGCAATTTTCAAAGCCAGCTTCGGTAGTGATGAGGCTAACTATGCCTGGAACGAGTGGGTGGTCAAACAGTCAACCAGTGCCAAGTGCCTGAACCGTAAGGTAGAGAACCTGGGCACCAAAACATCGGGTACCTGGACACTGGAAGTTTCAATTACGCTCAGCTAGGAGTAAATAATGCTGTACAGAGTAAAACTTGATTTAGCCTTTGATAAAGAGGATATAGGGCAGGCTGTCTTTGACAAGGCAAAAGCTGTTTTATCTAAAGCGGTCAAGACAGCCAAGTCAGGTGAAGAGGGGGAAATCTCGTTTATAGAAATCCACAAGTGCTATCACGACGAAGAACTCCCCAAACCCTGTGAAATCATGGAAAGAATCGAGGTCTAGTCATGGCAGAAAAATGCCTGTCCTTTGATGGCATAGATGATTATGTGAATTGCGGGAATGATAATAGTTTAAGAGGAACTGCTGCCTTTACGGTAGAGGCATGGATATACGACAAAGGCTCAGATACTGAGGGGTATAACGCCATAATTGCTAAGAATCCTAAGCTTTGGACTCAGTCGGATGCCGAGTGGATACTCGCAGCACGACTCCTTAGCGATGGGAGGCGTGGTATCTATTGGGCAGTAAGGAATCAGGATAATGACGGCGGGGAGAGGGCAATGTGGCTAGGTAACAGCAGTTGCATAAATCAATGGCTTTATATTTGTGCCATCTTTGATAACGGATGGTTATACCTCTATGTCAATAATGACCTAAAAGATAGTAAGAACACAGGCTTTACTGGTATCAATCCAGGCAATAAAAATGTTTATATTGCCAAGAAGGGCTACCTGAATGATTACTTTTACGGGTATGTTGACGAAGTAAGAATTTCCAGCAAAGCCCGAACCACTGAGGAAATCTCAGCCATCTGGAATGGGGGCAATGGTGTCCAGTTTGAGGTTGATGCCAATACTGTAGCCCTGTGGCATTTGAATGAGGGTTCGGGCAGCACAATTTATGATGAGACAGATAACGATAATGATGGCACCATTTATGGAGCGACCTGGGCTGATGGCTATGACTTTTTGACATCACATCCCACCTCATCCGATGCCGGCTCAGGTCTGGATGCCTCCGCTCTTTCTGAAGTTTTCTTCTCCGCCGACAGTGGTGTTGGGCTTGGAGCCCTGGCTGCTTTGCTGGCGGTAATCAATACCAGCGAGGTGAGCTCGGGTTGTGACCGACTCAGAGCCAAAATAGAATCAGCTACCGCAGGCGGAGATATGAAGCTGCCACCAGGTGGGCAGGCATCAATTCCATCAAGAAAGGTGTCTATCAGAGATGACAGCCCGAATTAGAAAAGACCTGCACGATGATGACTCCGGTAATTACCAGTGGACAGACGACGAGCTAACCAGGCATATTAACCGCGCCGTAAGAGAGCTGTCGGAGAAGGTACCGCTGCCTGCCAAGGCAACTCTACCCACCACCCCCGGCTCGAGGCAGATTGACCTGTCCAGCTTGACCAACCGGGTTATGGTTCAGGCAGTAGAATACCCAGTAGATGGGTCCCCACCCCAATATCAGCGGTTCTCCATCTGGGGAGACAACCTAAGCCTGTTAGGTGATGCTGAAGCCGACGGCTCTAATTGCTACATCTACTACGGAGTACTTCATACCCTGGATGCTGATGGCTCCACCATCCCCACTCAATATGAGGACTTGGTCGCTACTGGTGCTTGCGGCTATGCCGCCATTGAATGGGCTGCCTTTGCCATCAACAGAGTTAATGTCGGTGGGGTAATGACTCCCCGAGAATACCGAATCTGGGGTAATGAGCGACTAAAAGCATTCAAAACCGGATTGAAGAAACTGGGGAGGCGGCAGAGAATTAGAACCCAGCAATTCTTCACAGATTGAGCAAGGGTATCTAAGAAGGGCTTCGTCCCCTTCAATAAAATACCCCCATCCTGTACAGAAAAGGAGTGTTTAAGAGGGGTTTCACCCCTCTTCTAAAAATTATTTCCCTCTCTCCTGTTTAGGAGAGGGGGATTAAGGGGGTGAGGTAGATATGACAGTTAAACAAGAACTAGCTAAAACCAGGGATGGCTTACCGAAAGAGGCATTTGCTATCGTTAGCGACCCGGAAGACCCCGAGACCTGGAAGCTACCCCATCATAAGAAGAGCATACTTAGAGCTCTAAAGGGGAAACTTGATATTGAGAAGACAACAGACTGGAATGAGATACCAGTAGCTGTAACCGCTCTCTCACCGAGAGGCTACCGGGGACAGCGGGTTGATGCCAGCCCCGAGGAAATACTGGCTGCCGCCCAGCACCTGGCTAACCACTACCGAAAAGCCGATAAACCGCTGCCTGACACTCTGGCAGCTCTGATATAAGGAAAGTTAAAGAAAAGCGAAGCCTTTCTTATATAACCAATCCCCTTCCCCTTAGTTAATGGGGAAGGGGATAAAGGGGATAGGGTCAATAAAATTCAGGGACGAGGTTACTAAACAATCTCGTATAGATGATAAGAGAAATGCAATGACAATGAAAGACTGGATAGAGTTAATAAAGAGCATCATTAGACCGTTTATCATCGTGTGGGGTCTCACAGTTTATGGTATCTGCA